TTGAACTGCCTCCGAAGCTGATACCAGTTTTCGAGGGCAACGCGGATGTCAGGGGAGCATACGGCGGACGCGGCTCCGCCAAGACGCGCTCATTCGCCAAGATGACCGCCGTCAGGGCCTATATGTGGAGCAAGGCTGGCCGAGAGGGGATTATCCTCTGTGCTCGTCAGTTCATGAACTCGCTAGACGATTCATCTCTTGAGGAGATCAAGGCGGCGATTCAGTCAGAGGATTGGCTGGCTGAGCACTTCGAGATAGGCGAGAAATACATCCGCACGAAGGATGGTCGCGTCTCATATAAGTTTTCGGGTCTTGACCGCAACATCGATAGCATCAAGTCCAAGGCTCGCATCCTGCTTTGTTGGGTTGATGAGGGTGAGCCCGTCGTTGAAGATGCTTGGATCAAACTGATCCCGACGCTTCGCGAAGAGGACAGCGAACTCTGGGTCACATGGAACCCGGAGAGCAAACGCAGCGCCACACACAAGCGGTTCCGTCTCGTAACGGATGACCCGCTCATGAAGGTGGTGGAACTGAATTACCGGGACAACCCTTGGTTCCCGGCCATTCTTGAGCGTAAGCGCGTCAAAGACCTGAGAGAACGGCCAGACCAGTACGCTCATATCTGGGATGGCGATTTCAAGACGGTGAACACCGGAGCTTATTTCGCTTCGGGGCTAATCCTAGCCAAACAAGAGGGCCGGATAACGCGAGTGCCGCGTGATCCTCTAATGCAGATTCGAGCATTCTGGGATCTGGGTGGGCGAGGAGCGAAGGCCGACGCTACCGCAATCTGGATTGCTCAGTTCATCGGGCATGAAATTCGGGTGCTCGACTATTACGAAGCGGTTGGCCAGCCGATAGGCACTCATATCGATTGGCTGCGCTCTCGCAAATATGAATCGGCGCTTTGTTTCCTGCCACATGATGGCGCCCCCATTAACCCTGTGGCTGATGCCAGTTGGCAGTCAGCTCTAGAAGCTGCCGGCTTCGATACTGAGGTGATACCGAACCAAGGTGCCGGTGCGGCCAGACAGCGTATTGAAGCTGTTCGCAGACGCCTCCCAGCTATGGTGTTCAATGAGGCCACGACAGAAGCCGGCCGCGACGCGTTGGCCTGGTATCATGAGAAGAAATCCGAAGATGAACGCGATGTCGGGCTTGGCCCCGAGCACGACTGGTCATCTCACGGCGCCGACGCATTCGGCCTGATGTGTGTCGCCTACGAAGCGCCGAAGAAACAGCAGCAGTACGCGACGCCTAACAATTCCTGGGTGGTTTAATGGACGATACGCGAGACAAGCTGCTTGGGCGTCTGATGGGCGTGCTTGTCGATATCGACTCGGCAGAGAATGGCCTACGCCAAAGCGTCCTATTCTCCCGCGAATTGCAGCGCTTGCTTGGCTATCCGTTCGGCCCCGAAGCGCTGGATAAGTCACCGCGCGCCTGGGAAGCATCGAAGTGCGCGCATGCAGACCTCAAAGCCATCATCAAGGAACTGAAATCTGATGGCTGAGATACCGCAGGATATTCGCGAGACGGCGCAGTGTGTCTTTGAAGCGCTCGGCGTTGATTATTCTGGCGTCAGGTCAGATGAGCGGGCCGCTGAGAGGGAGGCGATCGACCTCATATCCAAAGCGCTAGCTGCCGAGCGCGAGCGCTGCGCGAAGATCGCCGACGAGTTCGCGAAGGAAAATTGGGGCCTAACCGAGCTGGTTTATGCCGGCGAAACTCTTGCCGACGCCATTCGAGGAACCGAATCTGATGGCTAAAGGCGAGCGCATGGACGAGGAGGATATCAAAGCCCTCCTTGCCCAGGAAATCCAGAACTCGGTCGCCTTCACTGAAACGGAACTGTCAGGCACTCGCGCTCGGGCATTGGAATACTATCGCGGTGTGATGACTGACACGCCTGCGGCGAATAACCGCTCGTCCGTCGTTTCTCGCGATGTTGCCGACACGATCGGCTGGATGCTCCCTGGTATCATTCGCGTGTTTTCTGCCTCTGATCACATGGCTGAATATGAGCCATACGGGCCGAACGACGAAGAGTTCGCCAAGCAGGCGACGGACTACTGCAATTACGTCTTCTGGAAGGACAACAACGGCTATCGCGTGCTGTGGGACGCCACGCATGACAGCCTGCTTCTGGGAAATGGCATTGTAAAGCACTGGTGGGACGACAAGGAGGAATGCGAGTATTCCGAACTGTCCGGACTGACGGCCGAACAGATCGCTATCCTTCAGGCCGCTCAAGGCGTTGAGGTAACGGCACAGAAGGCCGGCGAACCACAGATCGTCATGATGCAGGATGCTACCGGCCAGATGGTCGAGCAGCAAATCCCCGTGTTCGACGTGAAGATGAAGCGCGTCACGCGGGCAGGGCGCCTCAGAATCAAATGTATCGCAGGCGAGGATTTTCTAAAGGACCGCGATTCCATTGACATCGAGGACGCGCGGTTCACGGCCCATAGGGATGAAGTCACCCGCTCCGATCTTGTTGAGATGGGTTTTGATCCTGCGGAGGTGGATGAACTACCGGCCTATCGCCATTCCGGGCTTCAGGAAGAGCGCCAGGCGCGCGATCCCAACTTCGATGTCACATCGGACACCAACGATAAAGCCATGCAGCTTATCGAGCTGTACGAGTGCTACCTGAAAGTCGATGTTGACGGGGATGGGATAGCAGAGACCATCCGGGCCTTCTATGCGGGTTCCGGCGGTTCGGGGCGATTGCTCGATTGGGAAGTCTGGGACGACGACGTTCCGTTCTCGGATATCCCTTGTGAGCCGGTTCCCCATCGTTGGGATGCTCGTTCCGTCGCCGACGAGACGATGGATACCCAGCGCGTCAAGACGGTGCTGACACGGCAGTTCCTCGATAACCTCTATTGGGTGAACAACCCGATGTCGATGGTTGAGGACGGCGCGGTTGTGAACCCGGAAATGATGGCGGCGCCGGTCTTCGGGGGGACTATCCGCCTCAAGAAAGGGACGATGGTCCCGCCAACGCAGTTGCCGATCCCCTTCATTGGCGACAAGGCGCTGATGGGGCTTGAGCACTTCGACCAGGTGACGGAGAAGCGCACGGGCGTTTCCCGCTCCACCATGGCCCTTGACCCCGAGACGCTGCAAAACCAGTCGGCAACGGCCAACCAGAACCAGAAGGACGCGTCCTACTCACAGGTCGAGCTGATCGCGCGCAACATGGCCGAATTGGGCTGGAAACGCGTGTTCAAGATGATCCTCCGGCTTCTGGTGAAGCATCAGGACCGTCCGCGCACCATTCGCATTCGGGACAAGTGGGTCGATATGGACCCGCGCTTCTGGAACACCAACATGGATGTCACGATCAACGTCGGCCTGGGGACAGGCACGCGTGACCGTGACATGGCGATGTTGAACAACATCCTGACCACTCAGACGATGCTCACGGGACAACTGGCGCAGACCGGCTTCGCCAACGATGCGCTGGACATGCTCCCCAAGATCATCAAGACAGCGACGAAACTGGCTGAATCCTCAGGCATCAGGAACCCGGACGAGTTCTACATCCAGATCGATGAGAACAAGCTTCAGGAGATGAAGCAGCAGGCCGCTCAGCCCAAGGTCGATCCTGCGTTGCAACTGGAACAGGCCAAGGTCCAGGCTCAGATGCAGCTTGAACAGGCCAAGATGCAGATGGCGTCCCAGCTTGAGGGCGCCAAGGCCCAAGCTGCTGTTCAAAAGGAACAGGCGCAGATGCAGGCCGATCTTCAGGTGAAGATGGCCGAGTTGCAGAAGTCCGAAGCGGCACAAGCGCAGCAGAACCAGTTCGACCAAATCAAGCTGGCCGAGGAATCGAGGCAGAAGCAGCTTGATCGTGAACACCAAATGCAGATCGAGATGATGAAACTCGACGCGCAGAAGCAGATGCACCGCGAAAGCGCGATGCTCACGGCTCACACGAACGAGCAGAACAATCAGGTCAAGCGCGACACGGCGAAGCAGAAGGCGTCTGCGAAATGACGCTTTACCATTCGCCCATCAAGACGCCAGTTCGTAGCCCAATCTTTGCGCCCCAACTCGGCAATTGGCCGGGCGGCTTTGTGTACCAGATGGATTTCGTCAACAACGTCTATGTTGGCGGCTTCCAGACCTACGGAAACAACACCAACGACGGCCGGTTCTTCCGCGATTCCGGCGTTTCTCAATCAGCCTTCATCCTCGATGCTACAGGACTTCTAGTTAACACAGCGTCGGCCGGCATGCGCCGATCCACCAAGGGCACGGTGTCTTACCAGAATATCGGTACGCTCGGCCTTTGGAACAGAGACTTCACGAACGCTGTCTGGGTCGCGACGAACGTTACCACTGCGAAGAACCAGACTGGGGCGGATGGGTCGGCCAACGCGGCATCCTCCATCACGGCCTCCGCCGCCAACGGGACCATCCTTCAGACAACGACCGCCTCCGTAGTCAATCGCGTCCTGGAATGCTGGGTCAAACGGATTACCGGCACCGGCACGCTGGAAATGACATTGGATGGCGGCACGACATGGCAGGCCGTTACGTCGCAAGTCGGCTCCGGCTCTTATGGTAGATGCGTCATTGGCCAGGCGTCCGTCACCAATCCCGTTTACGGTTTTAGGATTGGCACATCCGGCGATGCTTTCGCTGTCGATTTTCTCATGTGCCACGGCCAGCTTCAGGGCGCCAATATCGCTGGCGATCACTACGTC